CTACAGAACCTCCGAGGCGGCGTCATTGGCGCGCTGTCGGGCATCGCGTTCATGGAAGGCGAATAGATGCCCGTAGGTGTCGAAGGTCATCTGGATGGTCGCATGGCCGACCTCGTATTTGATCTCTTGCGGCCCGGCCCCCCGCGCGATCCGGTCGCTGGCATAGAAATGGCGCAGATCGTGGAAGGTGTAATGCGGCCGCGGGCGGCCCCCGGGTTTCGCAGGCGGGTCCACGGCGCCGAGATCTTCCATCAGCACCTGCCAGCATCGGTTGATCGGCTCCATGATATCCAGCACCCCGCCCGCTTCGTTCGGAAAGAGCAACCGGCCCGGCCGCCACTGGCCGGGCATGTCATGCGCGGGCGCCGCCGCGCCCTTGTGGTCCGGCCGGGCGAGAAGCCATTCCTTGACGATGGCGACGAGCGGTTTGGAGAGCTGCAGGGTGCGATAGCCGGCGGCCGATTTCGGCGGGCATATCGTGCCGTAGCGGTCGGCGACCTGCCGCACCGTGACGCGCGCATGCGTCATGTCCAGATCGCGATCCATGAGCCCGCGCAGCTCTTCCGCGCGCAAGCCCGCCAGGGCCGCCATGGCGACCATGGCGCGCCGTCGGGTCCATGCGCGCCGGTCCATGTCGCGAGAGGCCTCGGCGGCCCGCTCCGCGGCTCTGAGGATGACTTTGCGCACAAGCTCATGGGAGGGAATGGCAGAGGGCGACAGCGGCGCCGCCTGCCGCCGCTGCTCGAGGATGCGGATGCTCGCGAAGGCGTCGTGGCTGACCATGCCCTGACGGCTCGCCCAGGCGAAGGCGCTGCGCAGGATCACCAGCACCTTTTTTGCCGTTGCCCGGCTGAGCCGCCGCACCAGCGCGTCGCGGACCGCGCCGGCGGCGTCCTTGTCGAGCGCCTGCGCGCGCAGCTCATGGAGGGGCCCGGCATCGATCGCGAGAGGCGTCACGTGGTTGTCGATCAGCCCGCGATAATAGGCCGCCGTCACGCGGCTGATCGGCGGCCGTCCTTCGCGCCCCGCTTCGCTCGCCTCGAGCCAGAGCAGGCAGATCTCCGAAACGCTCTCGGGGCGCTTTTCCGCCGGCAGCGTGCCGGTCAGGCGCTGGCGCTCCAGCCTCTCCTTCTTGCGGATCAGCGCGGCCTTGGTGGACGCCTGAACGCGCTTCCAGCTGCCGTCGGGCAGGCGGTAACGCCAGGCGTAATAGTTTCGGGTGCTGCCGTCCGGCAGCGTCTTTGAAATCTTCCGGATCTCGGCCACGGGGGGATGATTGGCGCAATCGGCCGAGTCGTCAATTCCCGGCCGTTCACAACCCCTGTCCGCCGCGCCTATGCTGCCGCGATGCACCGCCGCCACGACGACCCGCCCCCGCCGACCATCGGCCAGCTCGCCACCCGCGCGCCGCGCTGGGTTCATGCCTGGTGCGACGGCTGCGGCCATCATGGCGCGCTGCCCTTGATTCCCTTCCTTATTCGCTGGGGCCCGGCGGCGCCCTCCGACAGGCTCCGCGCCGCGCTCAGATGCCCGCGCTGCGGCCGCCGCGGCGGATCCATCACGCTGCCCTCGATGATGGGCAGCCAGGGCCCGGAGCCATTCCCCACGACCGACAGGACATGAAAAAAGCCCCGCGGCTTTCGCTGCGGGGCCTCCATTCGCCCAGGCAAATGTCCTTCGACTTTTAGCGATCACCATCATCCGGCATCGCCGGACGGCAGGCAACAAAAAAGCCCCGACGCCGAAGCGCCGGGGCAAGTTGGTCGACTGCGAGAAACGGCAGGGCTTGCCCGGCCTGCCCGCGGGAGAAGATTGCCGCCGTCAGTCCGCCTTGCTGAAGTCGAGATAGTAGCGCTCGCCCTCGCTGAACTTCCCGTGCAAGGCCGGGTTTGCAACCGTCAGCTCCAGATCGCCGGAAGGCGTAAACTTCGCATAGGTGTTGTCTTCATCGGATCCGTCTTCCGGATAAGCCTTATTCGGACCTACCGCTGTCATCCGCAGCACTTCGATATCCGGACCCGGCTTGCAGATCTCGCGGATCTCCATTTTTGCGCGCATCACGTTCATTTCTTTTCTCCTGTCCTGACTGGCCGCAGCATCACCCGGCGCGGCAACGGGATCTCATCGATCGGGGACAGGTTCCCTCAGATCGTCATAGCTGCGCTCACGGGGCCGCTGATCGGCCTCGCCCTTGGCGAAGACCACAAGGTCCCCGGACGCGATCTCGCGCTGTGCGCGAATATCCCAGCCCCGATGAATGAAATCCGGCGGCCCGAAGACCCGAAGGGCGGACATATATTCCTCGCCACGGAAGCCGACAAAATGGATGCAGCGCTTCACTTCGCCTTGCCCTTGATCTTCTCCCAGCTCCGCATGCCGCCGAGGCCGAGCAGAGAAGCGATCACGCTCATCAGCGCCTCTGTCGGCATGTCCGGCCCCGGCGCGCCTGTCCACCACTGAATGGTGGGATTGATGATGAAGGGATAGGCCAGGCTCACGGCGCAGACCCAGCCGATGGCCGGCCGCCAGCCTGCGACGAAGATGCTGCGATGCTGCGCCTCGATCTTGTTGATCTCGGCCTGCAGGATCTGCGGCTGCATCGCCATCTTCTTCAGCACGGCCTCGGCCTGCGCCTTCTCCTCGTCCGAGGTGAACAGCTTGTCGAACACATTGCCGATCGCCTCGATCGGCTGGGCGGCCGAGCCGCCGATAATGCTATCGAGAATCCCCATCACGGCAGTCCTTTCGTGTAGCGGCCATGGCTGTAGGTGAGAATTTCATGCCGGTTGCCCTCGGCTTTCGCGCCGACATGCACCCAGCCGCTGGTCGGCGTGTAGCCGTCCCAGCATTCGAGAATGACCTGGTCGAAATCGAGGTTCGCCGCGCACCAATGCGCCAGGTCGAAATTCGAGACGCCCGGCAGCTCAATATCGACGGCCTCGCCCAGTACATGCCGCGAATGCGTCGCCCCGCCGATGCCAGCATTGAGAAGCGGGCAGCGGTACCAGCTATTCGGCGAAAACGGGATGCCGTAATGGGCACGGACGGGTTCCAGCACATGCGCCGCGACATGCCGCAGCGCGGGCAGCACCTCGTCGGGCGGCGTGTTGTCTATGCCGTGGCGCGCCGCATACTGGCTGCGCATCGCCTCGGCGAGGGTGAAGTGCGGGGAAAGTTTCATGGGTTTCTCGCTTCCTAGCGCTGTTCGCGCCGATTGAGGTCGTTCCGCAGATCGGCAATGGCGACGGTCAGATCCTTGATCCGGTCGCCGAGCACCCGCTCGGCCTTTGCCAGATCTTCCTTGCTGGCATGGTGCCGTTCGCCGTCGAGCTGGGCGGAGGCGATTTCCTGCCGGATGGCATTCGTTTTCCTGTGCAGGGCGTCTATTGCGCCATTGGTGGCCTGCGTCGCCGCCGCGAGACGCGTTTCCAGCGCCTCATCCTGGTGGTGGATGGCCCGCCAGAGATCGTTGATCGATTTCATGATCCAGCCCGCGAAGCCAAGCCCGACAGCGACCAGCAGTCCCCACAGGGCATTGATGATCCATCTTTCGTCCACATCGGCCCCCGCTATCAGTATTCTTTTCTACGTCCCCGACTCGGGAGCGGGCGCGGAGAATTGCTCCGTCTCCGGATCGTAGGTCCATCCGGTGGCGGCATCTTCGCTGGCTATCGCCGCGAACCCGTCGCCGGGATCCCAGTCGCTCTCGCCGTCCCATTCGGCCACGTTCACGACCTCGTTCGTCTCTGTCCGGACAATCGCATAGCGTCCCATGGTCTCCTCCTATCCGATCACATGGACATGGCATTCGCCTCGCGCGCCGACATAGCTCGCCGCGCCGCCGCCCGCGGGGGCGATGCCTGCGGAAGCCGTCCCGCCATTCCCGCCGTGTTGCGAGGTTCCGCCGGCCGCCGCACTGCCGCCGCCGCCGCCGCCGCCATATAGGCTTTGACCGCCCGCGGCATCTGTCCCGGTGTTGGCGCTGCCGCCGCCCCCGCCGCCGCCATGCACGCCGCCGCCGCCGGCGCCGGCCGTCGCCGACGCAGCACCGCCCCCGCCGCCGCCGCCGCTGAATGCTCCTTCACCCCTGCCGCCGTCATTTATCGACACGCCAGCCGCCCCGCCCAGAGCCAGCAGCGGACCCCCGCCGACGCCGCCTTCGCCGCTTGTTCCATTGGTCCCTGCGCTCATCTGGCCGCCGCCGCCGCCGCCGCCGCCCGATGTGGAATTTTCCCCGCCGCCGCCGCCATAGGCATTCAGATACGCCCCGAAACTCGTCGTGCCGCCAGCAGTCCCCGTTGCACCGCCAGCACCGATCGTCACCGAAACGCTGTCTGCGATCGCCGATGCTCGGAAGACGGCGCGATTATATCCACCACCGCCGCCGCCGCCGCCGCTGCCGCCACCCGCGCCGCCGCCGCCGCCGCCCCATATCTCGACTTGCACTAGGGCGTTTTCGGAGAGGCCTGCCGGCTTGGTCCATGTGCCGGAAGAGGTGAAAGCCTGGTAGTCCGCCTGAAAATTCGCCACCTGCTGTTGCCCCAGCATCCGCACCGCGCTGCTGGCTGCGATATAGGTGAGCATATACATGGACCCGCTCTTGACTTCCCCGCCAACGAGCCCGTTCCCGCCGGAATCGAGCCAGTCGACTTCGGCTTCGCCCCCGATCTTCAGCGTCATCGCATCGTCATTGTCGGCGGCCGCTGTGATAATGAAATTCATCCCGTCTTTCAGCCCGTCGGTCAGCGCCGGCACGATGTCGGCCGTCACATCGTTCGCGGTGCCGGCGACATTGGACAGGGTAATGACGGACCGATCCCACAGGCCGGTCAGCTCTTCCTGCGTCTCGTCCATGAAGACGTCGCCCTCGATGGTGCCGGGCGTCGTGCTGTTCGGTATCTTGCGATCGAGAGCCATTCTTGAAGGGTTCCTTGTTACGCCAAATCTCGCGGCAGGCCGGGCGCCTCGTCCACCAGCGTCAGCTTGGCGACCAGATCGGCACCGGGCTCGATATCCATCACCAGGAAGCGTTTGAAGGTGCTCGACAGGGATCCCGCGACCACCAGATTGCCCTTGTCGATCAGCGGATAGTCCACGCTGCCGCCGGGCTGGGAAATCGATACCGCTTCGTCGGTCACGGGCGTTTCCAGCGTCACGGTGTCGCTTTCTCCCGTCGCATTGCTGAGTGCATGCGTGGTATTGCTGCCGTCGCTGCGGCGGATGGAAATAGCCGTCTGGATACCCAGAACATGCATATCCGCGACAGCATGCATGTCGGTCACGTCATGCAGGCCGGCTTCGTTGACGATCCGGATTTCGCTGTCGAGCACCAGCCCGGAAATCTTGTCGTCGCTGTCCAGAACGACCGATTGGATGCGCGCCGCGCCCGACCGCCGCGATAGCGTGTCGTGCTGCACGCCGACGAGATCGCCCTTGCGGCAGACGAGATATTCCGCCGGCGCCCTCAGATTGTAGAAGGCAGCGCGGGCCTCGGCCTGCGCAAGATCGAAAGCGCCGCGAAGACGGGCCAGATCCTCCTCGACGATCCCGTCATAGCGGATCTGCTCCAGGCGCCCGCCGGGGCCGCCGGTATAGCCCTCCGCATAGACGATGAACTCGGTGTCCTCGTAATCGGCTTCCTTGTCTCGGATGGTGACGCGAAAGCCGTCTGGCAGCCGCGCGAAGGCGCGTGTCCAGCTGAAGTCGGTCGCGTTGCGCGCCGAAAAGATCTGAACGGGCGTGTCCCCGGTCTTGTCGTCGTCAAGCGCCACGCCCCAGGTTTCCGACTGGATCGGGGCGGCGAAGCCGCAAGAGGCCAGCGTCGGCAAAAGCGTTGTCTGTATCCGCTCGCCTTGCGCGATCAGGTCGCATTTGTATCCCTGGGCGGCGCACCAGGCCCGCCAGTCGACGAACGCGGCCTGGTCGCGCAGATCCACTGGCAAAGGGTCCAGGTTCTCCCGTCCCCATAGAATGTCGACATAATGCGGCGCCGGGTTGCTCGTCGTCGTCCAGTCGTTCCAGCCGCTGCCGTCCCAATCCCTCACATAGCCGCTTGCCAGCGCACTCAGCTTGTTGATGCTCTGGTTTTTCACCCGTAGGGCGATAAGGGCGAGGCCGCGTGTGGCGATGGGATGCTCGTTCCAGATGCTGATAACGCGCTGCACCGTCACCCGGCGGCCCTTGTCCTGTTCGTCGGCGGGCCGATATGTGGCGCCGTCCAGCCAATAGCCGAAAGGTGAGCGGACGTTTCCGTTCGTCTGATAGGAAGAGACGGCGAAATTCGTGTCGTTGACGGCGGCGCCGGCAAGAAGCTGGATCTCGTAGCGCCCCTTGGGGAAGCTCGCCTCATCCAGATAGACGGTTGCGCCGTCCGCGGCGATTTCGAAATTCTGCACGCCGCTCGAACCGACATTGGCCTGGTTGAGCCAGTCGTCTCCGCTGCCCGCATCGAACCAGTCGTCCGCCGTCCAGCCGGGAAAGGCCGGCGTGATCGTTTGCGCCGGGACGTTCTTGTAGGCCCTGACGACGCCGCGATCCTTCGGCGGAACAGCTGCCGGCGAAGGTTCCGCCGTCCAGCGGAACTTCAGGGAGGCGATATACCGTCCAGGTTTCTTGCCGGCCACATGAAATTCCGGCCCGTTCACCCAGCTCGTTTCCCCCTTCAGGCGGAACCGGAACCTGAGCGGCACAAACACGATCGATGTCGGATCGGAGGTGTCGTAGAGACCTTCGAGAAAGGACAGATGGACATTGATCTCGTCCGGCGTGTCCCGGCTTACCACCGTGTGCCAGCTGGGCAGGTCGCTGGCCGGCGTATTTTGATGAGCCAGTTTGTCGCCATCCGAGTCGCCGGCATCGACCCTTATATTCGAAAGCTCAATATTGGGCGTCAGCGTGCGGCCCTGGCGCGTCACCAGGGTCAGAGGGGCATCCGACTGCCACCCTTCTCGCGTTTCGTACTCCACATTGTCGGCATCGGCGATCGGCGCGCCGTCGATTCTGATGTCGGCTAGATCATGAGGTCCCGCCAGGCAAAAGACGGCCTCGACATACTCATCTTCGCCGACGACCTCGACCAGCGGTTCGCAGGCGAAAGGCGGATAAACAAGATGCGTTCCGATCACGCGCGGGACGGAAGCGCCTGCTTCCATGAGATTGCCGCCGATCGCCGCATCCTGCCTTGTGCCGCTGGCTTGGCCGTCCGCCTGCGGAATACCGCCGCCAAGGCTGGGCGGCGCGGTCAAGGCAGCGATAGCCAGCGCGCCGGCGATTCCCACGGCGCCCGCGAGCACGGCCGCGCTGGTGCTGCCGGCCGCGAACAGGCCGCCGGATGTCGCGAGCCATCCGGACGCGATGCCGTTCGTGACGATCGCAAGCGCGATGGCGGCCACAAGTGCGAAGATCTGTTTGAACTTGCTTCCACCACCCCCGCCGCCGCGGGGCGCCATATGCAGCGTGACCGAAATCGGGCAAGCTGCGCTTGTCGGCTTTGGCCGCACATGGGCCCACATGGCGCGCGGAACCGGTTCCCCGTTCACCATGACTACGCCCTGCGAAAGAAACTGCGGCGGCAGGTCGGGCACGCTTTCCACGATCTCCCGAACGGTCTGTCCGGGCTGGCGCAGGTCGCGATAGACCCCGCTCCCGCCGAACGGGCGCGCATAGGCGACCGGTAGCAGGCCGGCAGGATCCCTTGTCATGATGTCAGGCGAGCAAGGCGTCATGGCGAACGAAATGCAGAATGCGGTGACGGAAGGATGGATGATCGATCGGCGCCACCTGAACCCCGGCGCCTTCATCGATGTGGATGAGCCGGCGACTGCCGATCATCAGGCCGACATGCATCCCCGCTTGCCTGTCGACGGCGCGAATGGCCGCGCCCCGAAACGAAACGCCGTCGAAGGCGGCCGGATCCTCGACCCTGTTCCAGGGCGGAAGAAGCGAGTCCCGGGTGACGTGCCGCGCGACGGCCCCGAGGTCGCGCGCCGAAACGTCGCCATAGTCCGGCAGCTCAATCCCCAGCTCTTCCCGATAGATCAGCCTGACGAGCCCCCAGCAATCGACGCCTTTCCAGTCCCGGCCGCCGTCGCGAAAACGCAGCGTCATATACTTGGCGGCCCAGTGCGTCCCTCTCATCTGAACAGCCCCGGTAGCCGGTTCTGGGTCGCGCGGGTGCCGGGCCAGATCTCCTGAATGTAGTCCCAGCCCTTCAAGGTGCCAGACAGCTCGAAAACGTCGCCCGTCACATCGGTCAGGAAGAGCTTGTCCGCCGTATAGTCCGGCGCCGGATCGCCGCTCTCAAGCGGAACGCGCGGATCCGTCGTCTGATCGAAAGCCGAGGCGGCGATCAGGTCGACGCGCACCCTCATCGGGCCGTTCAGCGCCAGCACGGTATGGCCGATGCGCTCGTCGACATTCTGCAGCGTCAGCTTGCCCCGGGGCGGGCTTTCCTTGTCGCTGACGAGCTGCAGATCGAACTGGAACCCCTGATAGGTTTCGCCGTTCCAGATATAATCGACGGCATCCGCCACCACCCTCAGCGGCGCTTCCAGATCCTTGTGCGACAGCTCGAGGAAGACCAGGATCGCTTCGTCGGTTTCCGGCTGCTCGAGTTCGTGCCGCAGCCCTTCCGAGATGTCCCGCGCCATCAGGGCAACACCCTGAGAGAGAGCGTCACCTGGTACCAGTCGCCGGTTATTTTCTGCGTCCGGTAGAGGTCCTTGGTGAACTTGAAGCTCTTTTCGAGACCGTCTTCCGGATGCGTCATGGTCCAGCTCAGCGTGCCGCTTTTCACGCTGTCCGTGAACCAGCTCTTGAAGGCGACGAGCTGCGCCCGCGTCATGCCATAGGTGACGGTCCCCTCTTCGCCGGCGGCGGTCCCGCGCCGCCTGTCGATCGAGGGACCGATCTCGGGCTCGAAGCGCACCGCATTGTCCTGCGGTTTGCCCGACCAGTTGTTGACGATCGACAGACAGTCGAAATCGGCCGGAAAGCTCATCTCAACACCTTTGTCGGCAACGCGCCGAAGCGGCCCTGATTGGCCTTGTCGAAGCCGCCCTGGGCATAGTTGCGGCGCGTCGCATCGATCACGACATTCACCAGATCCTGCCCGTTGGGCCCTTTGCCGCGCTCTTCCCGGATCTGCGTGTTCGGCGCATTGTTGATGATGTTCACCTGCGTCCCAGCCGCCGGTCGGCTCATGGCCGCCGCGTTAAGCATCTGCACCGGGATACGCCGACCGTCGGGCAGCGGCACCGCGGCTTCAGGACCCGCTTCGCCGAAAATGGCCGGCCCGCGGGAGACGCCGCCGCTCGCATAGCGCGGAAGCTGCATCGGACCGGAAGGGGTCATCACGCCGCCATCCGCGAAGGCCATCGGCCCGAACGTATAGCCGGCGGTCGATGCGGCCGCGCCAGCGCCGCCGCCGCCGCCGAACAGGCTCCCCACCAGGCCGCCCAACCCGGTCCCCTGGGCGCCGAATAGCGACCGGACGAGCGGTTCCATCACCCGCAGCTGCACCACCATCTCGGCGAACCGCAGCGCGGCTTGCGATGCCGCGTCGCCCAGATTGTTGAAGCCTCGAACGCCGGCGACGCCGATGCGCGTCACGCTGTCCCGCGCCTCATCCGCGAGCTGGATTTGTTTCTGGATGACCCGCGCTTCGTCCTCGGCTGCCTCCGCGGCGGCGCCGTAGGCATCGACCGAACTGCGGATCCGGTTTGCCAGTTCCTCTGTAAGCGGGATTCCGGCTTTGCGGACTTCGTTCAGAAGTTCTTCCCGGAACCGAAGCGTATCGGCGGCCGCCTGGGTTTTCCCCATCGCCTGGGTCTCGAGCTGCAGCGCGCGGATCTTGTCTTCAGTGCCCGCCAGCGCGTCTTCCACTCCCTGTTCGGCCTTCGCCTGGGCATAGGCCGCCGCCAGGCCGTTGACTTCCTTGATAAGCGCCGGCGTAACTTTCAAGCCCTGCCGCCGGGCGGCATCGAGGAGGTTGGAAGCCTTCGCCGCCGCCTCCTGCGCATAGGTGCTGCGGTCCTGCGCTTCCGTCTGGGCGATCAGCGCGGCGGTCTGCTTCTTGATGTTGGCGACAGCGGTGTCGTACGGCTTGGACTTCTGGGTCGTCGACGGCTCCGTTTTCGGCGCGGCGCCGCGATCGGTTCGCGCCCTGGGGCGCCGCCGGCCGCCGGTGCCCGCTTCCATATCCGCCAGATGCGCTTCCAGCAGCGCGATCTCGGCTGCCATTTCCTCGCCCCGGCCATAGGCGAGATGCCCGCGCGCCGCCATGCCGGCCCGGCCGGTCGAATGCGACAGCGCGCGTTGGGATGCCAGCTTGGCCTTCAGATAGGCAAGCTCGGCTTTGGCGTTGTCGAGCAGGGCTTCGCGCTCGTCGAGCAGCGCATCGACGCGCTTCCCGGTCGCGTTTTTCAGCTGTTCGTCGATGTCCTTGACCTTCTTCGCGACCGCCAGATAGGCGTTGCTCGCATCGCGCAGGCCGTAGATCTCGTTGCCGTAGAGGACGAGCGCGGCCGCCGCCGCCGAGGACACCACCACCAGGGCGCCGAGGGGGTTGGCCGCCACCGCCGCCGTCAACACGCCGACGGCCGTCGTCGCCAGGCGCGCCGCCGCGGCGATGCCGGCGGGCGCCAGCGCGGCCGCGGCGATGCCCGCCGCTTTCGCAAGATCGTCCAGATGGTCCGCCAGCATGTCGATGCCGCCGGCCAGCACGCCCAGGCTCCC